TCTCTTCCTTTTCCGGAAGTGTCTCCCCTCCGGGGGGGACATGGACGCGTTGATCCGTTCTCACAGAGGTCGACTCTGTACGGATCCCCAGAAGCCGGACCTACCGGCTGGCTATTTGGCCCACTGTCGGAGGATTGCACGCGAGTGCTTTCCCCCTGGGTGGGATGGCCAGTACCCGGACCTGGTCTGGGGCTCAACGCCCTCCGTGTCGGCGTGCACGGAGGCCAAAAAGAGTGTGGGGGGAGCTCGCTCCCTTCGGCCTGATCGGGCCAGTTTCGTGAGCCGTTGTCTCCGTGAGGACTGGGGGTGGACGATCCCTAGGGACGTCAACTTCCATGTCGTCACGGAGAACGGCAAGGATCGAATGGTGACGATCGGTCCCGCCTCTCAGAGGATTCTTCACCCTCTGCATAAGGCTCTTTATAACCGACTTTCCCGGTTCGATTGGCTCCTTCGGGGCGAAGCCAAGCCGTGTAAGTTGCGGGATTTCACGCCGCGGGAAGGGGAGGTGTTTGTGTCCGGCGATTATGAAGCCGCCACTGACTACCTCCCCCTGGAGGTGACGGAGGCGATTCTCCGGGTCGCCCTTCAGAATGCCCGGTGGGTTCCTGCGTCCTTGGGGGAGCAAGCAATTGCTTCCCTTCGGGCCAAGATCCATTATCCGGACGTTTCGATGGGTTTTGACCAGGAGGTCGGCCAGCTCATGGGGAATCTCCTTAGCTTTCCCATGCTCTGTCTTCAGAATTATTGCGCCTTCCGGTGGGTCTTTTCGAAGACCGTACCGGTTAAGATTAACGGCGACGATATTCTGTTCCGTTGCACCAGGGGGGAGTATGATCGGTGGGCGGCCTTTGTCGGCTCGGTAGGACTTCGTCTTTCGGCGGGGAAGACTCTGGTTGATTCCAGACAATTCTCCATCAACTCGTCGTTCTTCCGATCCGTCCGCGGACACGCTCCAACCCTTATTCCTGTTCTGCGGACAGGTGGCCTTGTGAAGCCTGTCGAATCGCTTTCCGGACTGGGTGGCGCTCTGCGCCGTTTTTGCCGGGGTTATGTAGGCGAGCAGCTTGTTGTTGCTAGGACCCTATTTCTCCGGTGGAGGGGCAAGGAGATCCGTCGCTCAGGAAGGAGTGTGGTGCGTGGATTGGGGATTCCCGCGTGTGTGGAGTCCCTCCATAGGGCCGGCCTGTGGAGGAGGGAATGTTGGTACGCCGAGCTCCCTTCGGAGAATGGTCTTCCTGAAGACCCTTCTAGGATGAACTGGGCAGCCGTACCTCCGGGATGGTCGAGGGTGGCATGTTCCCCTCGCACTCGCGGTGAGCGCCGTCGCCTACAAGAGCTTCAATCAGCTTTTGTTCGGGAGATGGTGCACGCCGCTTGGCAAGGGTGTGCCTCTCGGGGCACCCTCGTGCGGGCTTATTTTGCCCAGGTCCGTTCCAGCGGATACGAGGGGTTCTATAGGGAATGGCTGTCGAAACGTAAGGTGCCCCGCTGGGGGCTTTATTCCCTCCTGGGGACCTTGCGGACTAGGCCGCTTGCTACCTTTGGAGCTTCGACGGTTCGTCGGTGGATCGAGGACGGCATAACCCGTTGGAGGGCGCCCCTTGGACTCGGTGCAGGGGTTAAAGGAATGGTCTGGCTTCCGGATGAGGAAGCCGTGGAGCTCTGCTCGTGGGAACCTTCGGTTCTTATGTGGGACCCGCCCGCATACCAGAGGTTCCTCCTGGGAGGTGCAGTCGTTTCCGCGCCTTAGTGCGGACTACTGCTGTGGTGACAGAGGATGAAAGTCGGTACCTTCGCCCCCCCT